CGCCCATCGCTTGGGGCAGTGGGCCTCCACTCGCCGCGCTCGAGCATCCAGGTCTTGACGCTCGCCGATCAGGGCGCCGCAGTGCGCGCAAGCGTACTCAGCATCCCGTGGCTTCCGCTCCGACCAACGCAGATTGGTGAGCTCCAGCGTCTGGTGCTCGTGGCAGTGTGGGCACGGTACGAAGTAGCGCCGCTGGTCGCTCGCCTCGTACTCCCGCTGAATCCGCGACAGGCTCTTGGTCTTCGGTGTCGAGACCAACAGGATCTTGCGCCGCTGGAAGGTCGCGGAGCGGCGCTCCGCCAGCAGGATCGGATCGCCCTCGCCCTCGACGTCGCCCGGATAGCCGTCCACCTCATCGAGGAACAGGTACCGCGCGGGCATCGAGCGCAGGCCCACGGCACTGTTGGCGCCGGTCAGGATCAGCACCCCGCCCGGAAACTCCTTGCTGAGCACGGTATTGCCGCTGTCCCGGCTCCGGCGCTCTTTGACCCGCTCGCGCAAGACCTCGCTTTCCTCGATCAGCGGATCGATCCGCTGCTTGGAGTTGCGCTTGGCCAGCTCCACCGTGGGCGCCACCGCCATCATCGGCCCCGGCGCCTCGTGGATCACATACCCAATCCAACAATTGCCGCACTCGGTGCCGCCGATCTGCGCGCCCTTCATCAGTGCGACCCGTTGCACGGGCGAGGACGGCGAGAGGCAGTCCATGATCTCGCGCAGATACGGCGTGCGCTCGGTCCGCCAGCGCCCCGGCTCCGAGGATGCCCGCTGCGACAGAACCCGGTAGCGGTCCGCCCATTCCGAGACTGTCAGCAGCGGGTCGGGCTTGAGCCCATCCCGCCACGCGCGCTCGATCGCATCGGCGCCGTCATGATCGTCCATGCGGATCGGGGCTGGTCACCTTGCCGCTTCAGAGCGCGACCTTCGCGAGCTGCCCAAGCAGCAGGAGCATGACCAGCATGATGGCGACGTAGCGCGCCGCGTTGGCCAGCACCTCGGTCGTGGCGGTCAGCAGCGGGTGCTGGCGCAGGGCCCTTAGCATGAAGCCGATCTCCTGTGACGACGATCAGCGCAGGCTTGGCCGGATCTCAGCGAGCTCGACGAGGTGATTCCTGACATGACGCTCCAGCACGTTGTGCGCCTGGTGCGGATCGACCTCGAGCTCGGCTGCGATCAGCGCCGCCACCCGCGCCGGCCAGTTGACCCAGGCGTCGCGCTCGTCGCGGGCGAGCCGGAACACCTGCGCTACGGCCTTGGCCCGATCGACCAACTCGCCTTTCATCTGCTGCAGACGAAGCCGGCGCTCCTGAGCCTTCAGGACCTCGTTCGCGGTCCGGGCCTGCATGAACGTCATGGCGCCGGCGGCCATTGGTTCGCCATGCTCGCGCAGCGTGTCGCGCACGGCCCCCAGGGCCGCCTCAGGGACCGGCTTCATTGCACGCCGGGCCGTCCTGCGGCTTCCATTCCCGGCGCTGGCCTCGCCCCGCTGCTGCGCCGGATCGGTGTTGCCGGCCCAGGCCGCCCTGACCTTCGCGAGATCCCAGGCACCGTCCGCCTCGCGCCGGATGCGACCCGCCTTCTCGGCCCGGCGCACCGCTGTCTCGCTGACCCCGAGCTGGCGGGCAAGCTCCCGATTGCTGGTCATGCGCATCCATACCCGAGCCCGGAAGTCAAGTCGTAAGTCATTGATTCCGATCGCCCTTTCTGCTTGATATATCCGGCGATCGAAGATTTAATGAGTTCATCAAAGTTGCCGATGCGGAGCCCGAAGATGAGTACTAGGTTGCAGAGTCAGATCGCCAAGTCGAAAGAGGACGCGCTTGCCGCCTTCGTCTCCAAGAAGGCCGAGATCGACGCGATGCTTACTCGGCTCCAGGCGCTCAGTGACGATCACTTCGGCTACAGCCCAGACGAGATCACCTGGAGCCACGCCGAGGGCTTGGCGCACTACGCCGAGCTGCTGAAGCGCATCACTGACCAAGCCTTCAACGAGGGCGAGCACGCCGAGTAGGCCGCCTCTGATCTCCAACCCCGCCCCAACCGGGTCTGCCCGCTGGGGCCCGGGGTCGTAGGAGGGCGATCGTGCTCTCCGAGAACGGAGACCATCCCATGTCCAAGCTCAGCGACACCCAGGCGGTCATTCTCAGTGCCGCCTCGCAGCGCGATGACGGTGCCGTTCTGCCGCTGCCCGAGACCCTCAAGATTAAGGGCGGCGCGGTCGACAAGGTCCTCAGCAGCCTCAAGGCGAAGGGCCTGATCGACCACCAGGGCACCCCGCGCGGCGACAACCCGCCGCCGCTCCGGATCACTCGCGCCGGCCTTCAGGCCATTGGCGTCGAGACCGCAGATGACGCGCCAGGGGGCGCGACGCCGGCCGAGGCTCCCGCTGCCAAGGCCGACGGCGCGGCCACCCGGGCCAAGCGCAAGGCCATGTCCAGCGCAAAGCCCGGCAGGGCCGCGCCGGCCGCGAAGCCCACGCCGCGCGCCGGCACCAAGCAGGCCCAGATGATCGAGATGCTCAAGCGTCCCGAGGGCGCCACGGTCGAGCAGATCGCCGCGGCCACCGGCTGGCAGCACCACACGATACGCGGCGCCATCAGCGGCGCGCTCAAGAAGAAGCTCGGCCTCACCGTCGAGGCCACCCGCACGCGCGAGGTCGGCCCCAACAAGACCGGAGCCAAAGGCAGCAGCACCGTCTACCGGATCGTAGCCTAGCCCGACCGACACACCTGCCAGCGCCTACGCCGCCGTGGCTTCGCGCCCGGCGGCGATCTCTTCGTAGCTGCGACCATCCAGGATTGCGGTGCCCCCGTTGAACTCCTGCCAGCGCAGGATGATCGTGTCGACGTACTTCGGGTCGAGCTCCATCAGGCGCGCCTGGCGTCCCGCCTTCTCGGAAGCGATCAGGGTTGAGCCCGAGCCGCCGAACGGGTCGAGCACAATGTCCCGGGTCTTGCTCGAGTTGCGGATCGCGCGCTCGACCAGCGCCACCGGCTTCATGGTCGGGTGCAGGTCGTTCCTGGCCGGCTTGTCAAAGAACCACACGTCGCCCTGATCACGGGCGCCGCACCAGTAGTGGTCGGCGCCGTCCTTCCAGCCATAGAGGATGGGCTCGTACTGTCGTTGGTAGTCGGCGCGGCCGAGGGTGAAGGTGTTTTTGGCCCAGATGACGAAGGTCGACCACTTGCCGCCCGCGGCCGCGAAGGCCCACTGCAGAGTGTGCAGCTCCGAGCTGCTCATGCACACGTACACGGCACCCTTGGTCACGCTGACGATGTTTACGCAGGCGTCGTACAGGAACGCCTCGAAGCCGCCGCCGAGATTGTCGTTCAGGATCGGGCGGTGCTTGCCCCGCAGCTTGTCCTTCGGCGTGTTGGCGTAGTCGACATTGTATGGTGGGTCGCAAAAGGTCATGTCCGCGAGCTGTCCGCCGAGCAGCCGCTCGACATCCGCCAGGTTGGTTGCGTCGCCGCAGAGGACCCGGTGATTGCCCAGCACCCAGAGGTCGCCCGGTTTGCTGACCGGGTCCTCGGGCGCTTCCGGAACCTCGTCCTCCGCCTCATCGCTCGCCGCCTCGCCGTCGGCCAGCGCCAGCAGCCGCTCGAGCTCGGTGGCGTCGAAGCCGATCAGGTCGACATCGAAGCGCTCGTCCCGCAGCCAGGCCAGCTCCTCAGCCAGCAGCGCATCGTCCCACGCGCTGTTCAGAGTCAGCTGGTTGTCGACGATCAGATACGCCCGTTTCTGCGCCTCGCTGAGGTGCTCGAACCGGATCACTGGGACCTCGGCGAGGCCCAGTTTGCGCGCAGCGAGCAGCCGGCCGTGGCCAGCCAGCAAGCCGCCTTGCTCGTCCACCAGCACCGGGTTGGTCCAACCGAATTCGACCATCGACGCCGCGATCTGGTCCACCTGCCCGTCGCTGTGTGTGCGTGGGTTGCGCTCATACGGGCGCAGCCGATCGATCGGCCACAGCTCGATCCGGTCGGCGAGCGCGACGAGCGACCCTGCGGCGCCAGGCTCTCTTTTCAAGGCCAGGGCTGTGATGCCACGTTGGGGCGGCTGCTAGGAGGACGCGCATGGGAGCCAGCGCCGACGCGGCAGAGGAACATCGCGCCGCATCGGCGGTTCTCCCCATGCTTCGGAGGGAGTTCCATGCCAAATCCTTGGATGAGTCTCTGGCTGAGCGCCGCCAATGCCTGGGCTGGGGCGGCGCGGGGTTTCTGGACCGCGGAGATGCGCCGGCAGCAGACGGCGATGATCAACGAGATGACCCGCCAGATGGTGCGCTTCTGGACGGGCGCTTGGACGGAGCCATCATCAAAGGCGAGGAATACGACGAGACGACGATAGGGTGCCAACCGAGCGCATGCGTGCGGGCCACGGCCGCAGCTAAGGAGCTTTCCTCGGCACACCGGCAGATCTGAAGTTCACCCTGAGCGTGTCGAACTAGGCCTGCCGGGAACGCGGGGAGATTGAGAATGCAGACCCGCAAGCTTGGAAAAAGCGGCCTCGCGGTCTCGGCCATCGGCCTGGGCTGCATGGGCATGAACCATCACCGTGGCCCGGCCCCGGACCGGGCAGAAATGGTCGCGCTGATCCGGGCAGCGGTAGAGCGTGGCGTCACCCTCTTCGACACCGCCGAGTTCTATGGCCCGTTCACCAACGAGGAACTCGTGGGCGAAGCGCTGGAGCCGTTTCGGAAGGACGTCATCATTGCCACCAAGTTCGGCTTCGACCTCGGGCCGGGTGGATCTGGCGGCCTCAACAGCCGCCCAGAACGCATCCGCCAAGTCGCCGAAGCCTCGCTCAAGCGGCTGCGGGTCGACGCCATCGACCTCTTCTACCAGCACCGTGTCGACCCCAACGTTCCGATCGAGGAAGTCGGCGCCGCGGTCAGGGATTTGATCGCCGAGGGTAAGGTCAAGCACTTCGGCCTGTCCGAACCGAGTGCCCATACCATCCGGCGGGCTCATGCGGTGCAGCCGGTGGCGGCCATCCAGAGCGAGTATTCCCTCTGGTGGCGTGTCCCTGAAGAGGAGGTGTTGCCGACCTGCGAGGAATTGGGGATCGGCTTCGTCCCCTACAGCCCACTGGGCAGGGGGTTCCTCACCGGCAAGATCGACGAGACCACGATTTTCGGCAGCAACGACAATCGCACCACCTTGCCGCGCTTCACGCCGGAGGCTCGCAAGGCGAACCGCCCCGTGGTCAACCTGCTGGAAGAGATCGGGGACCAGAAGCGCGCGACACCGGCGCAGATCGCGCTGGCCTGGTTGCTGTCGCAAAAGCCGTGGATCGTCCCAATCCCCGGCACCACCAAGCTCAACCGCCTCGAAGAGAACATCGCCGCGGCCTCAATCGAGCTCACGCCCGACGATCTGCGGCGTATCGAAGGCGCCGCCTCGCAGATCACCGTGGTCGGTGACCGCTACCCACAGGCGGAGGCAGAGCGCACGCGCCGGTAGTTCCGGTAATCTTCAGGCCGGTCATCCTCGTCCTTGTCAGCCAAGCCGCAAGGTGACGGCCTCAGACATCGGTTACGGCAGGCCAGCGAAGCCCTCGCTGAAGGTGCGACGGGTATGCGAACCTGGTGCGACGGTTCGCAGGTAGGTTCGCACGGTGACGTGGCTCAGAAGGGCAGGAATACTGCGGCTTTTAGGCGATCAGGTGCGACCGGCGGTGTGCGAACTGCGAACCCGGAATCAGGGGCTGTCGCTGGCGAAGTATCGCGCGGGGCCCCCCCCGTACCCATTTTCGGCCAAGAAGGACCCGTGATTTCAGTGACTTAGTGACAGGGACCGCCGAACAGAGAAGGTTTCGAAGTCCCTCTCGCCCACCGAGATCGCCTACCGAACCATCGGGCGGACTCCCCACAACAAAAACAGCCCGCCGCCGGTCCACCCGGAGCGAGCTGTCGCTGTAGTCCCTAGCTTCGGCTCTTCTACATCTTGTGGGCCCACATCGTCAAGACACAAAATGCAGATCCCCCACACTGCCCCGGCTCGATAGCCAAGGTGCGTCCAAACCCTCCAGCGCCGACGTCGCGACGGCCGGTTTGCGATCGCATTGCGGACGCCCCTTCGTTCGCTTCAACAGGCGACTCCTGGGTCGTCCTTGGCCAGATCTCTGCGGCTCTCCCCGTGGTCCCCGTCTCATCGTGACCCGTTCCCATCAACCTGATCTCGAGGCGGTGCAGGCGATCGTGCAAACATCCATCGAAGCGAGCAGGCGCCACCCTCGGCCAATCAAGCGGCTCGCCAGGAACCGCGTCGATCGGGCGCATTCGCTCAACGACCCTCCCTCAGAGCTTGACGACATCGGTTTCTGCGGGCGCCACGCATTTGGTTTTCGACCCCATGGACTCGAGCGCTCTTGCCGCCATCTCCAACTTCGCATCGATGGCGTCGTCGTTCTGATCGGGATCGTGATGAAATAGGTACAGGGTCTCGACCCCAGCATCGTGGGCGAGCTTCGCGACTTGACTGACGCAGGAATGTCCCCAGCCAACTTTTCTTTCGTATTCTTCGTCGGTATAAGTGCAGTCAGTGATGAGCACATCTGCCTTGTCCAAGAACGCGGTCAATTGACTCACGTAATGGGCGTCGTAGTGGGGACTATCTGGCAGAAAAAGCTCGTTGTCGGTCACGTAACACACAGATCGGCCCTCGTACTCGACACGGTATCCGAGGCAGTTTCCAGGATGGCAAAGAAGCTTAGTTTTGATTGTAATGCCGTCGATATCAATTGTTTCTTCGTTTAAGTCTCGAAAAAGAACGTGCGATCCAAACTCTTTTATGGTAATTGGAAAATAGATGTCGTCCATTTGCCCTGAAATCAGTTCGCGCATGGTGCGGTGAGGATGGGAGGCACCTAAGATTTCGAACTCATTTCCGGGAATGTACAGAGGAACAAAAAAGGGAAGCGCATTGATGTGATCCCAATGAGGATGAGATATGAAAATCTTTGCTTCCAGCTTGCCACGCTTCTGGGCGAGCCATGCGTTGGACAACTCCTTGATCCCGGACCCCGCATCGAAAATAAAAAACTGACCCTTCGGGAATTCTATGGTCACACAGGACGTGTTTCCGCCATAACGGAGCGCGCGCGCGCCAGGCACTGGCAGCGTGCCCCGCACACCCCAAAAAGTAAGCTCCAGCTTACTTTCAAGGACCGTTCGAACCGATTTGGCAAAGCTTTCCGCATCGATTGGTTTGATGATAAATCTGTCAGCCCCGAATTGCATGGCTTGTCGTTTATCAAATTCAAACGATTTTGATGAAAGAACAATAACTTTTACCTCTGACAAACTGTGGTCGTCTTTGATGTTCTTTAGAAGTTGCATCCCTGCAACACCGGGCATGACAAGGTCGGTTATAACGCAGTCCGGTTCCAGATTCTTGATCTTGGCGAGGGCCTCCTCGGCGGAATCAAGAGCGACGACCTCG